GTCCTCGCCGTCGTCGTTGCGAACGGTGAACAGCTGGCCCGAATAAGGCTGGCTGTAGTCCACGTCGTAAGTCCCCCCGCCGGCGTCCTTGAACAACTCAAAGACCGAAAACGGCGTTTGGTTGCCGAAATTCGCTTGGCCCAAAGCGCGCTCCAGGCGCATCAGATCGCGCATCGTATACGCGCCCTTGCCCTGCTCCTCGCCCACGTCGGTAGCGCCAGTGCCGTCATCGGGCACGAACGTGCCCTCTGGCTGGATCGGCGTGATCTGGGTGCCGCCAAGCACGCCGGCCGGAGCCGCAAGGCTCGTCTGCATCGGCATGCCGGCCATCAGACCCATTGGGCCTTGATAGCGGCCACCCTGTACCGGGTCCGGTACAGTGCCACTCATCGCCGCCTGCGGGTTGACGCCGAACAGGTCAGGCCGCGCCAGGGGCCGGTACTGATAGCCTTGCAGGACGCCACCAGCGAATTGCTTCTGCTTGGCGAGCTGATCGTCCTTCGACAGCTTCGCGCCGGGCAGCGTCATCATCTGAGGCTTGTAGACCGGCAGGCGCGGATCGACCTGCGACGGAGCCGGCATGTAGTTGTAGCCGCCGAACATCACCATAGTTTCAGCCCTTCTTTTTCTTGCCGGACTTCACCGGCTTTCCGGCCTTCTTGGCGGCAGCCTTGGCCTTCGCCATCCCCTTCGCCGTGTAGGCGTAGTGCTTCTTCCCGACCATCGGCACGGCAGGTCTCCTCGTAGCAATGCAGGTGTAGGTTGGTTCCATCGCCCAGCACGATCAGGCCGGGCACGTTTAGGTCGATCAGCCGACCGCAGGCTTGACAGGGGACGTCTCTCTGACGCGGCCTCGCGCCCGATGCCCGTCGCCTCAAACCTTCGCCGCCTGGATGCGCAGCTTTTCCTGCTCGATCTGGTATTTCATCTCGGCCTCGCGCTCCTTGAGCGATACCTCGCGCTCGCGCAGCGCAAGCTCAGCGGCCTTGCGATCGGCCTCGGCCTGCAACTCAGCGCCCATCTTGACGCTGTCCACCTCGGCCTCAAACGCCAGCTTCTCGCGCTCAAGTTCGAGCTTCTCGCGCTCGATCTGGACCTGCGCCTTGATCAGCTCAATATTCGGGTCAGGCTGCGGCGGGGGCGGCGGCGGCTGCGTTGCCGGGTCCTTGAAATACCGCGCCGGCGACGTGATGCCCGCGATCCGCAAAAGCTCGCCAAGCGTGTTGTAGTATTGCTCGAAGCCGACAAGCGGGTTGTTCGGACCAGCCGTCGTCAGGATCTTTTCCTGGATCGCCAGGATGCCCTGGTACAACGCCGTTTGCTTGTCGCGATGGCCGGCAAGCCCAACCGATACCGTCACGTCCATGTCGGCGTTGAGCGCATTCGGATCGACCCGCACCACCTTGTCGCGCAAGCGGAAAACAAACTCGCCGTCGAAATACCTCAAGAACGTCTGCAATAGGCCCTTGAACAGCGGCTTGATGCCGCATTCCGCCAAGTTCCGCGCCACCATCTCGGTGCGAGCCGTCGCCGCATCAAAGCGCAACGCCGCAGCCGTGGCCGTCTCATTCTGCAAGCTCGTCGGGTCGAGGCCCATGCCATCCAGCGTCACGCCCGTGCGCGCCGCTCGCAGGGTGTTCATATACTCGAGCACCGGCAGCACCTGCGTGCCGACCAGAGGCGTGCCGATCGGCGTGATCACGTTTTGCCCTTTCGTGCGAACGATGCCGCCCGGCTCCTGGGTCGAGAGGTCGTCCATATTGACTTCGCTATCGACGACCGCCAGACGCGGCGAGACGCCTTGATAGGTCGCATCCAGCACAGAGCGTTGCAGGGCCGTCAGAACCTGCTGGCTCTCGCTCGCCAATGACGCGACGCCGAGGCCAATGACACGGTAGGGCAGCAGGACCGGCGACCAGCACGCGAACGGGATGTGATCGACCTCCTCGTGATAGAGCAACTCCATCGCATTCTGGAACCCAGCCGTCATACAGTGATGGATCTCACCAATGCCGTCGCCGTCCAGATCAACGCGGATGTAACAGTCCAGCACCTCGATGCGCCTGTTGCTTTCCGCCCCGGCCTCGCCGCCCATATCGTTGTCGTATTCGCTGTCCTCGTACCGCTCGAGGTAGTCCTGGTTGAGGCTGTACTCGGTGTCGCCGTAGGGCAGGCTGTCCACAACGTCAGCGGGAAAGCCCATCGCGCGAAGCTCGGAGCGCGTCTTGAACACCCGGTGACCGATGAAGCGGCAGTCCTCAAAGGTCGGGCTGGTCGCGTTGCGGTCGATCACGAACTGCTCGGGCGCGACGTTCTCAACGCATATCTTGTCTTTGGGTTTGCGGATGCGCCGGCGGATGTCGTGCAACATCAGCGGCTGCATGACCGGCATGCCCATCGCGTCGATCACCGGCTGGCCAAGCTCATCGAGGACCGGCAGCATCGCCCCGTTAGGGTCGGGATACGCCGTGTGCTCCACGACATCGGCCTCGACATCCATGTCGAGCCGCGCCATCTCCTCGTCGGTCAGCCCAGACAGCGTCTCGATCTTCACCTCGATCGAAGTATCGTAATACCATTTGATCACGCCGACATCGCTGATCAGCCCATCCTTGATGTAGGTGGACACGAGCCGGTGGCCGTCGTTCATTTTCGTGAGGATATGGTCAACGACATCCGTTGCCTGCTCGGCAACCTCTTCGTCGCCATCGCCCACCGGCTCAAACTGCGCAACGCCATCGCTGATCGCCAGCCGATGCAGATACGGGACCAGAGCCTCGACGGTCTCCAGCACGCTCCGGTCGAGCACTTGGCTCCTGCCGGCCCGCTCGTCGCCCTGCGGCTGGCCCAGGTACTGGGACAAGTTCAGCGCGCGGCGCTCGACGATCGTGTCGGTGTCGTAGCCGATCGCATCCTGGGCCTCGGCCTGGATGATATTGATCAGCTCGTCTTCGGTAGACGCATCGGGGGTCTGCTCTTCGCCGACCTCCTCGATCTCCACCGTTTCTTCGATCATCACCATCTAGCGTATCCAAGCTGTGTCGTTGGAAGGCTTCTGCGCCCAGCCGGCAACGTCCACCTCGGCCTCGGCGACCGCCATGGCCATGTATCGCACCGCGTCAGCCGGGTGCGTCGTCCAGTCTCGCTCCGGCGTCGCCCGGTACATCTGCCGTTTGTCGTCCCACGCCGCTCGATACTGTCGGAGCGCCTCAACTAACCGCTGGCATCTCTCCGAGCTGATCCACGTCCTCGGCAGCAGGTTGCGCACGGCATTGATGCCGTCGTCCACACGCTGCTGCGGCAGCACCTCGCACCGCAGCCCAAGGCGCTCGAGCGTCTCCTGGCGCGTGATCCCAGTGCCAAGCTCGCGGGCCTGCACGTCGTGCGGCAGAAAATGGTTTCCGTAGCGATACGGCAGCGACCTCAAGTGCTCCACGTAGTGCGCCAGGCCGACGCCGCTGTTCTCGTAGTAGTCCAAGATCCACACCTCGCGGCCCACGATCGCCCACATGACGATCGCCGTCGCGTCTCCGATCCCAAGATCCCAGCTCGTGTGCACCAACACATCGCCAGGCGGCGTGATCGTCGTGATCCTCCCACCCTCGGTGAGATCCTCCATCTCCCGAGCGTAGTAGGCTCCGCGAATGCTGGCGGTCCAACTGCACTCGAACTCTTGCAGATACTGCTCTCGCGTCAGCTGCCGCTTGGCCGCGTGCAGCTCGTCTTTCGGAATTATCCCGGTCTCGCTGGCCTTGCGGATCGAGACCATCCACTCGCCGGTGTCGTCCTGCTCCGCCCTCTGGAACAAGTCGTAAAAAGCGTTCCGCCCTCTCGGCGTGCCGAGAAAGATCGCCCAGCCCTTGCGATCAACCAGTGCCGGGCGGATCACCTCACCCCAAAGGCGCGGGTCCATCTGCGCGACCTCGTCCATCACCACGCCGTCGAAGCCTTGGCCTCGCAGCGTGTCGGGGTTATCGCCCCCAAACAGCTGGATGCGCCCAATGTCTCCAAAGTCGGCGCGAAGCTCGGCCTCGTTGTAGGTCGCTATCGGAACGCAACGGCTGTAGTCCTTCAGCATGTCCCAAGCGACTTGCTTGGCCTGCCGGTAGAGCGGCAGCACGATCGCATAGCGCCGACCCGGCTGTCCCGCCGAGAACAGCGCTCGCAGCGCATGGTTTACCGCAAACGTCGTTTTCCCAAAGCGGCGATGGCAGACCAAAACGCTAAAGCGCTTGAGCGCATGATGCAGGTCACTCTGCGCCGCCCTCGGTCGATACGGTAGGACGATCTCGGTCGTCTTCCCAGCGGATCGTGAGCGTGCCGGCATTGCCACCTTGTCGATCGTCCTTGTCTCTTTCGCGCCACCCAGCCCGCGTTTTCAGAAAGAAGATCGCGGCAGTCATTGCTTCGCGACCGTCGCCGATCGCCTTCGAGTAGAGGTTGCGCGCGACGTTGGTCACAGCCGCGTCAGCAGCGCTATCAAGCTCCTCGCGGTAGTATTTGAGCAGCGTTGAGCGATCGATGCCTAGCGCATGCGCCACCCGCTCTTGCGGGATGCCAAACGCGGTCATCTCCCAGACCACGCGCCGCGCTTTGTCCGTCGGCTCATGCGCCCGGCGTCCCATATCAAGCCTTTTAGTAGTGTTGTTTTTTGGGTACTGTTTGACGCGCTGCGGCGTATTGCATTAGCCCCTGCGCCATCAGCACTTCCACCTTTTCATCGACGCCCGCGCCCTCGTCGCCGGCCCTTTTGCGTTTTTCACAACGCCACCCATCCGCGCGCAAAATGACTTGCGCCGCGCCGCGTCGGCTTTCGACGGCTTCTTGCCGGTCACCGGCGGCTTGAGGTTGGCCTTGTTTTTCGCGTTGTACGCTCGCCGCCCGGCGGCGGTCATGCCCGCGCCCTGGCTGGCTGGCAAATAGTGACGGCCTTTGCCTTTCGTCGTCCTGGCGATCGGCTTTGCCGACTTCCTTGCCATCAGTGATACACCGGCTCTGGCAGCATTGCGCCCACCCAGGCCTCGGCCTCTGCCGCGCTCTCGAAAGACGCGAATATGATCACGTCCACCCGGCCCTGACTCGTCTCCCGCAGCATGACGCGCGCCTCCCCAACCTGCGCTTCCGGCAGGTCGAAAAAAGAGGGCTCAGGCATGTTTAGGCTTTCAAAATGAAAAAGCCCCGACCCAGTATTTTTGCCGGAGGATCGGGGCTTTAATTTCACTGATGCGGCAAACGCTGGTGCAGGCATGAAAAAGCCCCGACCCGGTATTTTTTTGGCAGAGGATCGGGGCTTTCACGTCAGCACCAAGAAAGGACCGACCCACCATTCTTCGCAGGCGGATCTGGCTACCATCCCCACAAACGACAAAGCCCCGGCGGGGCCAGGGCTTCATCGGAGTTATAGAGATAAACACAAGATACAGTTCGAGATCCGAGCTGTCAACAGCATCTAGTCCTCGGCGGTATCCTCCGCCAAACGATCGATCGTCGGCTGTAGATCCGCGAGCATGTCCTCCAGCTGGCGCGCGACATCATCGAAGCAGATGCCGGGACGCCCTTGCGTGTAGCCAAAAGCGGCCACGGCCTCGTCGGCGCGCTTGCGAGCATGCCACAAAAGATCCGCGACGGTGCGGTATTCGTTAAATTCGGCGATCGCAAAATTGTTCATGTCATCCTCCCTTGTTGGGGCCGGTTCCCCGGCCCCCAATGATCCGCTTTAAAAAGTAAAGTCGCGATATTGACGGCGCTTGCCGATGCGCAGGCCATAGCCGCCACTTTTGTTCCAGCGGCCCGTCTCCGCGTTAAAAAACACTTCTTCCCACTGGCCCGACCGCGCTTTGCGGAAAACGTATTCAGCGCCGTGAGGATCGGGCGCGTACTCGTAGTCCTGGCTTTCGCTCACACCGTTGGAGTCAACGCGCTTGGCGTGATCGCGCTGCACGGTGACGCGGTTGCCGTCGACGTTGGTCACGGTCGCCGCGTAGCGGTCGGACCAGCTCAAGATCGTCGCGCCCATCCCAACCGTCGCTTTGGGCTCGCCGATGGTCATGCGGCTGTACAGATGATTCACGACGCTGTCTGTTTGGGTTCCGAGTTTCATGGTCTTTCTCCCTTACTGGGTCGGGCCTTCCCGCCCCTGTTGACACACTGTATATATGAACTTTCGGGGCATTATCAAGAGAGATACATGAACTTTTTTGACATTTTTTCTGCGCGCGCTTATATCCACCGACATGACAAGACATGACCTCACAATGCGCCTTCAGGCGCTGGACATCACGGCCAAGCAGCTGGCGCAGCGGCTCGGCGTGACGTGGCGCGCCGTCGCCAAGGCTTGCGCGAATAGCAGCCGAAATTTGACCGCCCTGATCGACGCTCTGGAGATCATGACGCCGGAGCAGCGCGCCGCATGGCTAGGTGATCCGCCACCGGACGGCGATGTCTGACAGCCCGCTGCGCAGAGCC